AAGGTTGCAGAGTTTGAACAAATTCGTAACGTTGGTGGTAGAGTTATCTTCTTAGGTACTCCACAAATTAAAGACTCAATATATAATCACCTAAAGTCGGGGTATAAAGTCACGAAGTTTCCTGCGGTCATGCCTGATAAGAATGTCTTTGCAGAAATTGAAGATGTAGATGAGTGGGTCTTAGGTTTAACTTTAGATCCCGGTCAAGCTACACAACCAGAGAGATTCCCAGACGAGGTCCTCTTGGAACGAATGGCTAAGATCGGACCTAAGTTGTTTGCTCTGCATTACAAACTCGATACATCCTTAGCAGACTTCGAGAAGTATCCACTTAGATTATCTGATTTGATCGTTATCGACGTTCACCCAGATACGTGTCCTGAGAAGATCGTGTGGGCGAACTCCAAGCCCATGAAGGGTATTCCTGCGTTCGGTTTGTCGGGGGACTTAGTATATGAACCAATGTGGATATCAGATAATTATACAGGCTATACACAGAGAGTTATGTATGTTGATCCTAGTGGTCGAGGTGAGGACGAAACTGCTGTCTGTATCGCATCCTTTGCTAATGGTTACATCTTTGTGCATGAGCTTATAGGATATCCCGGAGGATATGAGAAGGGTGTACTGAAGAAGATCGCCCGGCTAGCCCATGAGTACGGGGTCAAACAAATATGTGTTGAGTCTAACTTTGGTGATGCTATGTATTGTCAGCTTCTCATACCCGTAGTCATGGAAATCTGTGGCCGTGTGGGTGTTGAGGAGTATAGGGTCAAGGCCCAGAAAGAGCGTAGAATTATTGAGGCCCTAGAGCCTGTGATGTCTTCCCACCGTCTTGTGATGGACCGAAGGGTTATATGTCAGGAGGCTAATCAAAAGCAGATAACCCGAATCTTCGATAAGAAAGGAGCACTGCCTAGGGATGATAGGGTTGATGTCCTCGCGGCTGCTATATCCCACTGGGAGGATATGTTGTCAACAGATGTTGATCTAATCATACAACGAAATCAGGCTCACGAAAGACAGCAAACCGCTAAGGTGTGGGCAGATGACAGTAGACGTATGGGCTTGTGGAGTAATCGGGTGTCTAACGCAGTCACAGGAGCACCCCAAAAGCAGCAAAATAATAAATGGGCTGTCAGAGGACGTAGGATCCGCTAAGAGAGTCTTGGATTTAAACCGGTACTGAGGTACCAGATCGGCTAAGAAGCCGTTAGGAGGCATGTATGGGCGTAGCAATAGCAATGGGGGCGATGGCAGGAGGAAGTGCCTTATTTGGTTCCCTTATGGGAGGCCAGCAGCAGGTAGCTCAGAATGCTATCCAGAGGCTTCAGTTCGAGGAGCAAGAGTTCCAGAGGAAGTCCCAGAACCACGCAAAAAATAGACAGATTGCTGAAGCAAATGCGGCAAAATGGATGGCTAATAAGAAGCTAGCCAAAGCCGCTAATAAAGCTAGGGCAGAAGAAGAATTCTGGTTGGGTTATAATTTTGATAATGCAGTAGGTCAATTCTCTAGGGATTACAGAAAGATGAATGCGGGGTTTAAAGGAGCTATAGGTGCTCGGGGGATGGACACAAAGAGTGGGAGTGCGAGACAGATAATGAAGAGCTCCCTGACTCAAGGATCGAGGGGGCTTGTAGCAAAGAGGGTAAGCCATGGTAATGCTATGGTCTCCGCTGATCGAAGACATAAGTCTGTATTATCTAAGAGGGATTATGGGTATGCTAGTAACGTAGCTTTCATGCCGGGACAGATTTATCAAGTTAGCGACTCCAGTATTATGAGTTCTGCCTTAACATCTGGATTAATAACAGGAATATCTTCAGGCATTTCAACCGGAGTCAGTACTCAGATGGCCATGAGTGACGCTGGATGGGGTGCAGACTCAATTGACAAAAAAACAGGAGCCGACATTAAAGGCGATAGGGGTTGGGGCTCCCAATTTAGGTGGTTATGATGACGCAAGATAAATTGAATGCCCTACGAAGTATAGCAGGAAAACAAGAAACAAATATGCCGTCCATTGGTAATATCGTTAGTCAGCAGCAGATAACTGCGAATAAGACATTCCTAGCTCAGACAGTGGGCGTAGAGCCAAAAGAAAGATGGAACGCATGGAATCACGAGGTAGCTACAGGTTGGGACTTCTATCCGGATAATAATGAAGAGTACTGGAGTACGTTTAAGAAGCTCTATCCCGGAAACGCGGAGGATGCTGATGGGTTCATGAGATCCGAGGTAATTGGTAGTCTTGAGAATAAGTCACCCGAAGAACAAGAGATTATCTTCAGAGAGAATTTCAGAAAGTGGCCTGCGGAATTGTACGAAGAACTAGAAGAAAAGTTCATGGGACTTAAGACCATGAATGATACAAAGCAGATTGAAAGATCTATTGTATTACATAGATTAGAATTAAACAATGCTTTAAGAGACCTCAACTATGATCTTGATCCCCAAATTCCAGTTGAGGTCCATGTTACTGAGTGGTTAGAATTATACAAGAAAGGTCACTTAGAGGATATCAAAGTCGATGACAGGGGCCGACTCGGTTTTCCATCCCAAGGCGGGCTGGAGCTAGCTTATGTTGGGAACGAGGGGACTGATGACATGGGGGCTGAGGAACAGTTAGTATACGCGAAGTATCTAAAACCCCTAGTCCGAACTAAGATGGAGGGCTTAATTAAAAGCTCTCGTGAGAGATTAAAAAAAGAGGAAGAGGATGTCGTTTCACTGCTTGCTAGTGATTTAGTAAATCCTACGATTCTTGATGAACATAAAACAAACATCATCATTGAAAAAGCAAAGACCTCTAATACCGGGGTCTCCGATACCCTCGAAATGATCGCGGATGTGACAGCAGCTAAGGAATACCGTGGTGGTTTCCTTAATGCGGAGGAAGCAATGGGTTACTATGTTAAACAATATAACAATGTTGTCGATAATGTAAGGAGAAGAGCAGAAAATGGATGAACAACAAATGAGTTCGACACCGGATATCGCTCCTCCAATGGTAGAAGCTCCTTCCAGCAGCCATCCAAGTATCTCAGGACAAGAGATGGACTACGGTAATCTTTATTTTTCCGAGAAGAACATCGCTAACTACTATAAGCAACTAACCGATTCCGCTGTTGCGGTTCCTGAGGCTGTAATAGGTGCTTTTAATGTTTATATGAAGTATAAAAAAGGAGCGGAAGACAGAGAAGAAAAGATAAATCAAGAAAGAGTAGCCGCGCAGGCTGCTTTATTTAGAAACCAAGGCGGCAGTAGTATTGGGGACGCAATTAAAAAATATTACGGAAAAATAGCGACTCTTTGGGAAGGCGGGAGTACCGATGAAATTATCGCTGAAAACTCTCAGGATTTTGAACAGCTTCCAGATCCTATCTCTGATCAACCTCAGCCGCCTTTCCGTAATCGAGATGGATTACAGCATGAGTATTTGGAACGCCGACCAACTCCCGCAGAAAAGTCTAGAAGTAAAACAAGAGCTTTACAATCACTTAGTAATCTCGTAAAAAATAATAACCTCACTTCTGCACAAGCAGCGGATTTGAGAGAGGCCCGCGAGTTATTTATGGTCGATCCAATTCTTACACCCGAGGAAGAAAGAAGATTATCTTATGAAAATATTATTGAGTTATCCCCTTATGAGTCTATTCCGGTGCCTAAAGAGGATACAGAGAGCTCCGAACCTGTAAGTGAAACCGAGCCCGAAGAGAAACCTATGGTTATTGGAGAAACTCCTGATTGGATGTATACTCAACCAACGTCCCCTCTCGGTGATTGGAATCAATACAGAGAATCCATGTCGGAGGAGCGGGATAAACGAGATAAACGACATACAAGAGATGTGAATGATCAGGGAGTTAGAGACGCAGCCCAAGAGAATACGTTCCAAGATCAAGAAGCTGAATTAGGCGGGGCCGCTGCGTACACACGGCATATAGAATATCTTAAGGGGTGGGAAGATTGGGTTGAAGACATAAAGTCTTCTATGTTCGCTGAAGTAAACTTCGTGGAGAAACTAGAAGACTTAGGAGTTTATGATGGTTATGATGTCCTAACCCGAGACTATTTAGTAATACCGACCTCAGTAACCCCGTACAGTGTAGGTACAGCAGAGTCTATGGGCGACCTGCCCCCAAAGAGGGTATTACCTACTAGACTGTTAGATAAAACAACAGAAGACATAGGAGTTCAGGCGATAGGACTCGAAGATTTCATCGATAGAGTGAAGTCTGATGGTACAGCTAGGGTAATTCTAAGAGAATATGTTTATAACCGCCTTCGGGTCATTAATGAAAACACACCCTCTGAATTTGGGAGTGCAGGAGACAAGCTACTTCGGGACTGGGCTGAAGAGATCAGCTCTGAGGACTTAACTAGGGATGGGTTTGGGGAATACTCAGCTAAGAAGTCTCCTCTTAATTCCATTGCCGGTAATATATTCGAGTTACCCACGTCAGAGAAAGAACTGGACGAGATATTAGCGGGTTATTGGGTCTTACTCCCACGACCTCGGGATATAAGGAGAATGAGACGATGATTCTTTCTGATAAAAATAGTGAACTAGAAGCACTACGCAGAAAAACAGAAGAACAAGGCTCTATGGTACAACCACAAAGCCCTGATACGAGGTATATAGAGCAGGCTGATAATGTAAAGAGGGGGATTAATAAAGCAAAGGTAGACGAGAGGGCTAGAGGTATAGCCGAAGCTGTCTCTGGAGATGGAGAGACTCCTGAAGCATTGGGTGTAAGTAGTTCAAACCTTGTGATTCAAGAGGGTTCTGAAATCATTTTCCCAAGTCAAGGCGGCATCTCAAAAAATGCTACTGTAGTGACTGGAGAGGAGTTTGAAACTGGCATAAGTCCTCAAGTCCTTGAACAACGCAAGAACGAGGTTGGGGTATTAAGAACCTTAGGGAATACTTTATCAACCTCTACCGACCAATTATTATACTGGACAAACACCGAAGCCTCGCTAAAGGGTATTACACCGAATGGTCTTAAGGCTGTAGCAGCCGATGGGCAGAGCTGGGACGAAGCATCGGGTAGGGCGTTAGGGGAGCTAGTGGAGTATACTATTGATATAATTCTTCTCAGTCAGTCCCCTGAAGCAGATAAACCCGGACACTTGAGTAATGATCTAAAAGAGTATGTATATAATTATATTACTAGAAACAGTGGTGATTCCTCTTTCGGGAATAGAGATGTAGTTGAATTAATTAAAGAAGCTTTAGAGGATGAAGAGGTAGTCGGTGAGCTGATCCCTCGGAGCAAATGGGGATATAAAGGTGGTAAGAAAGTAGAGCCTGAGGCTAATCTAGAGCTTAGGAGAGAACGGGCCCACCAAAAAAACCTAAATAAAATAAGAGGGTTGAGGCCTTGGGAACCTACAGTTAGTGCAATGCCAGAGGAGTTCAAAGCTAAAGTTGCGGCTATCGATCCAGCTATCCTCAGAACCTCGGAAGATTTTGATACTCAGGCTCACGTAGATGGTTCAGCCGTTACGCAGGATGCTTTAGATAGTAAGAATGTAGTCACAGCTTCTGTCCCTACTCCTCCTCCTGTCGAGGAAACACAGGCACTGACTGCATATCAAACGAATGCCTTAAGTCTTCTTAAGCAATACGAATCAGACATTATCCATGGACGTACTGATACAAACTTTAGCTCAGAGAAAGAATGGCTTAGGTATCATGGTCAGTTGGAAATGAATACAATGCGAACAGTGTATAATCTTCTAGAGCTTGATTCGAGAGAGTCGATCATCTCTCCGAGCATGAGAGCTACTACTAAGAGTCTATTAGAGCATTGGCAAAAGAGGGGCTTGATACCGAAGGACTATCAGATCTTTGGGGAAAAAAGAGACCCAAAACTACTTTCTATCTTAAGAGCTGCTATCGTCTTTAATGAAAGAGAGATGGAAAGTCTACAGAGGAGAGTCAATGCTAATACCCCAATCAGGACAAGAAAGGAAGCCATCCTACGGTTTTTTAATACTGGAGCTGGCCTAGAAATAGAGACGTGGGATCAATTAGAAGATCTTATGGTTCGTATGACTGCTCCAGAAGCTTTAGATCAGTACGGATACCGTACTGCTAATAAGATATTAAACGCTTACGTCACGGCTTCAAAACATGGTCATGAGCTTTTTGCGTCGAAGAACCAGAGTAATGCGGACAATACTAACGCAAGCACGGCATTGCTGACGCTCCAAACCGGGGTCGTGTCTGGGAAAATGGAATCCCATCCCATAGGTTTATTAGGCAGCGCAGCTTATGCTAATTCTACGGACCCAGTCGTTATAGAAGGCCACCAGATAATGACACAGCTAGTGGATAACATGTATTCTGAGCAGCTGAGGGCTCTGTTAGGAGAAGAGGTATTCTCTCAGATGGGCTCTTCTGCACGCGTATTCCCTCTAATAAGGGCTGTTCCGATGGGGCCTCCTACAATACCTTTCGAACAGATGACCCCTCCCGAACTCTTAGCGACTATCACAACACTAGCTAATGTCCAAGAAAGGTTCCCGATGAGCACAGACGGGCCACTAAAAGCGCAGGTTAAAGCATGGGCTACGAAGGGGATTACAAGCTTATCCGCTTTGCTTAGGCAGTATGATCCAGATACGATCACCGAGGGTGAGCAGGAGAATGTGAAGAGAGCAGTAGAGTTTTTGATCACGTCTAATTACCTTACACAAGCTCCAGAAGGCGGAGGACAGTCGACCTATTTAGGGGTAGCTGACATCTTGGGCGTAAGCGATCCGGAAGCTTTCTCCGGCATTCTAATGATTAGTAACTTATTAGAAAGATCAAGCGGTGGTGGTCTTTTAGATCCCGCCTTAGACTTAAATAACCCAAATGAGTTACTAGCCTTAGCGTCTCATGCTAGTGCATTACTACCGAAGGTTGTTAAAGCCATCCAAGATTACCATAGGAATATCGAAACAACCGTAGGAACGTCTATAGGAAAAGAAGTATTATCGGAGATTGTGGAGCTAGATCAAGTAAACAATTCAGCATCCTTAGCTGCGGCAACAACACTAGAAAGCATAGCGTATTTGGCCACACAGGGATGGGATGTCACCGCTTTAGAACAAGACGGTGATTCCGATTACCTAAAGGCTTATGTTCGTAGAGCATACGGCAGTGGCTCTGCTATCGTGAAGTGGGCTGAGGAAGAGAGTGCTTGGAAACAAGCTGCCGTGAGGCATATCTTCTCCTTAAGGCAACGAGAAAATTACCAAGGAGTAGACCAAGAAAAACTATGGCACGTTGCTTTGAGCTTAGGTACACCGGGTGATGGGACAAACAAGGTAGATATCTTAAACTTCGCTAAATTGTTCCCGCCCCTAGGCGCAATGATTACCGGGGAAGATTCCCCAATAGATACACAAGTTACAGTAGATGGTCCTCCGATCCTGTTAGATCCTAAACTGGCCACAGCTCTTAGTAAGACTGATCAAGCTACGTCAGATGATAGAAGCAAGGTTAGCGGGGGATCGAATAGCTTAGGGACTACCGGCCTCGAACTATCCGCAGTAGTCCACGGGAATTCGTTTTTCGATCTGGAACTCAATACACTAAGGACAAGTGTATCGCAGGTGCGTAGACAAGATGACCCTATTGGCCCTAATTTTATGCAGTGGTTAATTAGAAATTCCCAGAATTTTTTATCTTATTGGATTCCACATACTTCAGCAAAGCCTGAGAGGGATGATGCCCTTCTGGCTGACCTAGTGGTAGAACATTTTGACCTCACCAGACTGGTTCCTTCCGGACTACCTGATAGGCTTACTATACCGGCTCGTGTGATTAACGGGAAAGAGGTGTCTCCACCGATAACCATTGACTTAAGTAGAGCGTCTTCACAGTCTTCTAGAAGAGACAACATCCAAAGGCGTATAACGCGTGCTGAGGAAGAAATAGGAGACCTTAAGCGAGAGATCGACGAAACAGAAGATGAAGCAGCTGCTGAGCTTTTAATAAGAAAGAAGGATGAAACTAAAGAAAGACTAGACAGACTTAGGGGTTTAATAAGTCGGGGCGATTTAAACAACACTGATGACACATTCAAGGCCCGGCAATTAATAAAGTACCTTTCAGATAAAACTGCGGAAACTCAAGAATACATGCAATCCGAGGATGCCCTACGATATTTCGAGTTGTCTGAAAGAGTCAGTAGGGAGGGACCCT